TTCCTATGCTGTTTGATAAATTATTACGCCACGAAGAACCTTTCCAGTCATTTCTACATTAGTAGGACCATTTGTGCTTCCGTTCCTAAAAAATGATACTGTTGTACCAGCATTATTTGGCAAAAACTGTATTGGAGTAGTTGTATAGGTTGTGTATGTTACATAACCACCCCAAACTGCATCGGCTAAATTTGCAACAGTAAATGGTAAATTTCCAATCGTTGCATTATTTGCGTTTGCTGTTGTAGGAAAAGTTAAACGAAATGCACAATAAACAATATTACCTATTTTTGTGTAATATCCATTTACACTAGTAAAACTTAAACTTGCACCACTTGCATCCGTTGGTGTCCAAGTCCCTTCCTCATAATCATCCAGCGTGTTGGCATCAGTAGAACCTGATTGGGTTGCGGGGAAAGATATACCAGCACCGCTTGATGATGCAGTTGCACCGCCCACTCCAATAGTGCTTGCAAACGATGGTGTAGTTAGTGTTGCCAATGTTGCGGTAGTCGCTGGCAATGTCAATACGCTAGAACCAGACACCGCTGGTGCTTGTAGCGTTATCGTTCCGCTTGTGTCTCCAGCAATAATTACTTGACTCATGCTTATCCTTTAAAGAACAACCCAACGCTGTCCAGATGCGACAGTTACCGCCTGACCGCTTGCGACAGTTATAGGCCCAACCGAAAATCCATTGTTTCCGCTTGCTATTGTGTAACTTGCGCTTACTGTTGTGCCGTTAATCAATATGCCGTTGGAAGCAATTACTTCTGGCGCTTGCAGCTCCCCTTTGCTTGGGTTGTATTGCAGCTTGGTCGAACTGACGTATTCCGTGCTTACCGTGCCCGTTGTGGCATTTGCAAACAACGGATAACGGACCGCGTTTGTGGTTGTATCGTCACTAATTGTTACCGCAGTTCCCGCGGTCGCCCAGGTGAAGGCCGAGCCACTCCAGGTCAACGCGGTGCTTGCCGTTGTCGGTGCAACCACAAACGTAGTCGCACCAGCTCCAGTTTGATACGGAATTTGGTTTGCCGTGCCGCCAGCCAGGTTCGTTGCGGTTGTTGCACTTGTTGCACTTGTTGCGGTTGCTGCGTTTCCGCCAATTGATAGGCTGGCTGCAGTTCCAGTTAGCCCCGTGCCCGCGCCCGTGAAGCTGGTCGATGTAAATACGCCCGTAGAAGGGTTAAATTGCAGCTTGGTTGAGCTTACATATTCGGTTGATAAATTGCCCGTGGTCTGATTTGCAAATAGCGGATAACGTGTGGCTGCCGTTGTTGTGTCGTCCGTCACGGTTGCGTAAGTTACTGGCGTGGACCAGGTCGGCGCACCAGCTCCACCAGAAGTCAATGTCTGGCCTATAGTTCCAGCAGCCAAAAAAGAAGTCGCACCCGATCCTGATTGGTAGGGTATATAACCCGCACCGCCGCCCGCCAGGTTGGTCGCCGTTGTAGCCGTGGTAGCTGATCCGACCGATAAAGTCGATTGGGCCACATACTGCGGGGCGCTTGCGCCAGCTGTCAGGACGTAGTTGGTTGTGCCCAGGGCTAGGGTTGAAGTGGTTGCAGCTGCAGTTTGGTAAACCAGCGAACCAGCAGCGCCACCCGCGACATTTGTTGCCGTGGTAGCTGTAGCCACCGCACCCGACACGATCGATCCAGAAATCGAAGTTAACCAGGTTGGATTCGAGTAAGAACCCGTGGAATATAGGCCATTGGTGACGGTTGCAGCGTTGCCACTAATGCTAATGCCCCATGTGCCGCTAGCGTTTGTTCCCGTAATGCTTGGTGCGCCTACGGTGTTGTAGCTGATCGTGATCGCTGCGCCGCCGTTATACGTTTGGGGCGAAGTACCGCCAGCACCGCCAGAATTGATTGTTAGGCTGTTTGTGACGCTGCCAGCGCTGGTCGCTGTGGCTGCATTGCCGCCAATAGATAAACCGCTTGCTGTGCCCGTTAGATTCGTTCCTGGGCCGCTGAAGTAAGAAGTCGCTGTAACCGTAGTGCCTGTTATGGCTGCAGCAGTTGTCGCGCCGATTGTTGTGCCGTTGATCGTGCCACCAGTAATCGCCACGGAATTGGCGTTTTGCGTGGACATTGTGCCCAGGCCAGAAACCTGGGTGTTTGTGATGGCGATCGATGTGTTAGTGACCGATGAAACTTGACCGCTAGCGTTGGTGACAAATACTGGGACGGATGATGCCGATCCGTAAGTGCCAGCTGTGCCCACGGGCGTAATGCTGAATTGATAGCCAGCCAGGGTTAAACCCGTGCCAGCTGTATAGGTTGCGTTGTTCGAGAATTGCGTAAACGTAATGGGCGTAGTGCCCAAAGTGCCGCCTTGCTGGTTTGTGTCCACCCAGGACGATCCAGCCCAAACTGTTCCAGCCAGGACAAACAAATAGGCCGAAACGATTTCATTCCAAGTATTCGCGTCCGATGATCTAGCCCATGCGCCAGCTGCAGCCACATAAATTCCGTTGTCCGCGCCAGTTGTTTGGTTTTTAACCAGGATGCGATCGCCCGCGGTTAATGTAGAAGTCCAATCACCGTTAGCCTGGACTGCCAGGCCTGATAGCGTGATGTTTCCCGTTGTGGTGTAGTTGGCTGGCTGCTTAAACGACAAACCTTGCGCGACCGCGTCAACATACGCCTGGTTAACAATGTCGTTTGGACCGCTAGGCGTTGTGGTGATCGTGCCCGTGGTCGTTGCAATGTTGGTGAACGTGGCAGCTGCGGGAACTGATCCGCCGATTACGCTGCTATTAATCGTGCTATTGGTAATAGTCAATCCCGATTGAACGGGATTAATGTTTGCATAGAACGGTGTCCCAGCTGGTCCGATCAACGTCACCAGGTCAAACGTTGGTTCGGGCTGGAATATCCCTTGAACGGGAACGATGTTAATCGTTGACGTTGTCGCGGCTGAATTAGCCATAGGGCAGCCTTAATCCGCTTGGCAAGCGGTAATGTAGAGGGTGTTTGTGCCCGAACTAATGGCTTTGATGTAGAACGGTGCTTTTGGGGCAGCGACTAAAAGTGGGAAATTCATCGATGCTGGCAGCACAAATGAACCGCTTGCGCCAGTTGCAGCAATAGTGGGGGTTGTAACGGTGCTGGAATTAGAAAATTCAACGGCAGCCTTACCAGTTCCCGTATTGATCAACGAAACGTAATTGGTTTGGTCATTTGTAGTGGCTTCGATTAGAAGCGCGGTGCTAGCAGATGTTGTGAGGTCCAGGGCATAAGTGCGACCGCTATATCGCATCACGGAAGTGTTGACCATGTTCAATCCTTCAAAATTGTGTCTGAATTATAGGCTTCAAAAAGGAAAAAGCCACCCCTTTTGAGAGTGGCTTTCCCTTATTTAATCAACGATTAAAACTCGCTGAAATCGTATCCGTAAACGAAGATGTCTACAGTACCACCAGCAACGGCAGTTCCGACCTTGACGTACAAGGTTTGAGCTGTCAAACGTGTAGCCTTTGTTGCAGATACTACGGTTGCGTTGGTCACATAGGTTGAGCTGGTATTGCTAGTCAACGAAGCGTTGGTAACAATCTCAGTTCCTGTTCCAGCTGGCGCGGTCCAAATAGCCAATGCACCACCACTAACGTCAACGTTAGCGTTTGTGATCGCTACAAATTGCACGTTATATGAAGAAGTGTTATTGATTGGAAGCGTTACAGCTGCGTCACCCGTTTGGCTAACTGGCACGGCGCTAGCGTAGGCCAAAAGGCGGATCGCTTGGTTCGTGGATAGCTGCGAAGGGTGAATCGTTGTGGTACTTGCTGGTCCTGGATTAGCCATGATATGTTTTCCTTAAAAATGTTTAATGAAACGGGGGTGTTTAGCCCCCATTAACTTTAGGCTGCAACGCGGCAAGCCAACTCAGGGTAAAGCGGGGCCCAGCCATACAACACATCAACGCGAGTAGGAATACTATCATTGTTAATTGTATACTGGCGTATTACACGCAAAGACAAACCTAGTTCTTTATCACTAGCGCGTCCAGCAAAATGGACTCCGTCAGGAAGCTCTAAATCTGCCGTAGCTAAGCAAAATGCATTCTTATGCATTACAATATTCTGCGGACTTACTGTTCCTGTCTTATTAAACGGTGTTACTGCTGCGGTTGCAGAAGTAGTCGGGATCGACACGTTTTGGAACTGACCAGCTGTGATCACGGCGGGGCTAACTGTCACGTTTGTAGTGCCAGAAGTTGCCACGGTCACGGCAGTTGTCACCACAAAGTTACGGAGCTTGTTGCTGCCGTAGGCCTGGCGGTTCTGTGGGTTAACAGCGTATACGCCATCGATCTGGATTACGTCACCTTGTTTCAGACCAGCAGTGGCGGTCGTTGCAGTTAACGCAATAGTCGAAGTAGAAGCCCAGCCAGAGGTCAAGAAACCAGTAGCGGTAGTGGTTGCACAAGCCAGGGTCGCAGTTGCGTACGAACCGAATGTTTGTGCCACAACGTTTTGGTCCATGTACCATGAAACCCCAGCGGAATCGCGGCCCATCATGCCTTTAGTGTATTGATCGCTGATTTTGTCCGATGGCATGAACAAACCTTTTAAGCTGTCAACAATGGTTGCAGAAGTAAATGGTTCGATGATGCATGAACGGCGGCCATCGCGTGGTGCGCCTTCAGAATCAAGATACGCACCAGCGGTCAAATATGTAATAAGACCAGTTGGAGGTGTACCAGCTGTACCAACGATGTTGGCGGTGTTGTTCTTAGCCATTGTCAGGCCGTCAAAGTCCACCTTATTGGCAATTGCTGCCACCGCGGGTTTGAGAATGCGATCCGAAAATGCGTCCAATGACAAAGCCAGGTCCTGGCTAGTAAATTGGGTGTCGACGTGAAACTGAGTCGAAAGTGTTACTGGAACAGAAGTCTCGTTAAAGTCTTCAACGTTCAATGCTGGGCCAGTTGTACCTACGAACCTACCAGGACGGCGGACATTGAGGGTCGCGCCTATCTTCGCACCAGTGACAGAAAATTGATCGTCATAATTGCGATCGACTTGGCCTGAGAAGGTCAACTCGTTTTCCAAAACCATTAAGGCTTCGTTTGTGATCATACTGATCGTTAGTAAATTATTTGCCATTTAAGTTTCTCCAAATGTTGGATTGTTGCGTTTGTTTCGCTAGCGGATTCGCCCAGCAAGTCGTGCTGCTTTCCAGGATTGATACGAACCGTGGAATTGACCATCGCTAGTCAGGTTCACATCTCGCCCGTTGGCTGCCGATCTGATAGGGTTAATCGGTGCTGGCGCTTTACTTTTGTTAACAACGGTCTTCGACAATAGCTCTTCGGGTTTTTTCTCGAATTGCGTTTCCAATTTACCAATCATTCTCAAAGCGGCTGTCATGGTCATGCCGTTGAGCTTTTCTGCGAGGTCGGGATTTTCTGCCAGGTGATATAAAACGCGAGGTCCAACCTCTGATTCGAAGATCGCATCGCGCACTTCATTGCTAACTGCAACGTCTGCTGATCCGACCATATCTTCAAAGTCTGGAATCTCTGCCTTTGCTGTTTCCACCCGTTTCGCCCAGGTGTTTACCACCTTCATGCGTTCGGCTTCAGCTCTAGCGTTTTCTATCTTCTGCTTTTCTTCCCCTAATCGCTGGTCCACACGATAATCTATGGCAGCCTGTTGGTACTCATACATATCTGTGAACTGCTCTGGCTTTGGTTCACTATCAAACTTCGGTTCAGCGCTTGGCTGCGACCTGGCTTGTAGCTCCCTGACCTGGACTTCCAAAGATTCCCTTAGTTCGCGTTCCCTACGGGCTTCTTCCCGTGCTGATTCGCGCTCTTTAGTTATCTGAGAAAACCGCCTTTCCAATTTTGGATTTGGCTTGCGTTCTTCCGTTGCTTTCGCTTCATCTTCACCACTTGGTTCACTCTGGCTTACCTCTTCGGTCGGTTCTGCTGGAGTTTCCTCTACGGCAGCCGCGGCTTCTGAAGGTAATGGATCAGCTAAACCCATTCGTTTGGCGTTAAATTCCGCTAAATTTTCACTTGTAACCACATTGGCTGCAAGTCGTTCTGCTACTTCTGACATTGAGTTTCCTCAAAGAATTTGCCCCGTGAATCCCACGGGTAAGGATTTTGGGCGATATTACCCGAAATTACTCACTTGTCAAGCTTATTGCATAGGTTGTTGTTCCATTGGCGCTTGTTCTGGTTGCTGCTGCGTGAACGGGCTTGCGCCTTCTGCAATATCTGACGCTGCAATTGTTGCGTACTGCCCTTGTTCCATGTTGCGCTTGTCGATCTCGCGCATTAGGCGGCTTGTGTCCATGTGATGCAGCAACAATTCCACAATTGCATCGATTTCGGTTTTGTTCTGGCTGGTAATAGCGCGGGTGTTTTGGTCGTTGACTTTGACTTCCGCCATTGTTTCGGTGTTGTGCGCCTTGGCGGTGACTTCCATAAGCTTGCGCTTGGTTGCCCCTTCTTCGCGTATCTGTGCCACCTGACCGCGGTTGTTGATTTCCAGCTGCGCGGCCTGGAGCTGCTGCTGCATTTCTTGCATTTGCTTTTTGTTGTTTGCCAATTCCATTTGGACCTGGGGCGGAATGTCGGATTTTTCGTCAACCTGGGCCATTGGGTTCATGGATGCCAGGCGGTCCGCAATTACGTCCGCACCAGGGAAATCCATGTTCCTAAACACTAGGTCGCCAGCAATATTGAATAGCTGCTCGTTGCCTGTTAGCAGCGGCATCATGGCTTCCACGGCTTGCTGGCGCTTGGTTTGGAATCCTGGTCCAGTATCCATAACCACATCGTATTCGCCAACCGTCACATCGTTTAACACTTTGCCCACTTCTGTTTTCTCATTGATTGTGGTCATGTCAGGCTGCCCGTCCGATCCAATGATCCGCATCACGCGGTTTGTGTCGTAAATATGCGGGATCAAGTCCAGGATGATTTTGCCCGTGTGACGGATTGACCTGGTCATGTTGTCGTAGAAGTGGAAATTGGATAAGTCCACCTGGTTCTGCTGCCCAGCCAATGCCTTGCCAGATATGTTGCCCGTTGGCAGCTGGTTCGGATCGAGTATGCCCAGGACCATTTGCAGATCGGCAGATATAGCGCCAGCTGCTTCCATAATGCCCGCGGGCGGCGGTTCTGGCTGCAGTCTTTGCGGCACGGGCGCTGCCACGCCTTCAATATCTTTTTGCTTGTAGCGTAGGACGGGGCTAGATTTGATGTTAGCCAATGCCCATTCGTTTTCGTGGCCTTCGTCCTGGCCTTCTGCCAGCAGCCACTTGGCCTTTGGTGCTAGCGCAACCGATTCGGTCATGCTGGTGCGCCAGAAGTTATACATCCGCTGCGGGTCTTTAGCAAACCGTACCAGGCCATAACGTTTGCGGCGGTCGTCCACGATTACTTGTGCGCCGTAGCACGGCACAACGGGAATATATTTGCCAGCCCAGGTTTTTTCTTCCAAGATTTCCAGGGCGGTCATCTTGCACCACTTAACTGCCTTGCGGAATGTGTCGCGTTCGTCTTCAACGGTTAAGCCCATTGCTTCGACCTTTTCGAAGAAGTTAGCAGAATCGGCAAAGTGGACCGTGTTATCGCTCAGCTGGTAAAGCTTGGCGCGTTCGCGTTCAATGTAGAAGTATTCAGCTATGCGAATATCTTCTTTTGTGATCCAGCTGGCGGTATCGTCACCAGTAGATCGCTGGGTGAAGTTAGCGCCATCGTCCGCATCTGGGTAATATTCCCTAAATATCTTCTTATCCATCACGGTCGTGATCAGGCACTTTTCAGCGTCCGATCCGTCTGGCAGTATTGAATTAGGGTCAAAGTAAACGGTAAACGGGTTGTCGATCGTGTCGATATATATTTCCTGGTCGAACGAATCTTCGCTGACGTAGCGTGTATTAATGCGCCAGTAGCCCCAGCCCATCCGCACCGCGTAGTCGAAGGCTGTATCGTAGGCTGTATCAGCGTTTGAATTAACTTCTATGTGCCTGGTCATGCCTTCGATCACTTGGGCGATCTTGTAATCTGCCAGGTTGTTTACTGGCTGCACTTTGATCCTGGGGCGCTGCATACGCTGCTGATTTGTCACTTGGCGGATATATGCATCGATCTTGTTAATCGTCAGGCACGGGCGGGCTTCCAGGTTGCGCGAGTTCTGTATCTCAACGGGCCATTGGTCGCCAGCTGCAAACTTAATATCTTGCAAAGCTTCGGCGCGGTTCATAGAGTCCGCATCATTGCTCAAATGCCAAAAGTCTATTGCCTTCTGGATGCGTTCGTCTTTAGCTTCGTTTGTTCGTGCCATTGGTGTACCTCTTTAATTAATTATCCCATCCAACCAGCCACCATTGCAACCTGGGCCTTGGGTTTCCTAGCAGCTGGTTCTTTAATCATTAGCGCAATGTATCTAAATGCGTCCGCCCCGTGCGAGTAGTGGTCATGCAGCGGGGTTCTGCTGAACTGGCCCGATACTGGATCGACTTCATATCGATAGTGGCGTAAGCAATTAATCCCTTCGGCAGCATTATCGCGGTCGAAGTAGCAGCTGGGGAATATGGTCCTGGCAGCGTTGATTGAGTCCAGGATTGGCACACGGGGCAATATCTGGGTTTTGTATCCAGCTGCCCGCACTATGTCATCAATGGACCGACCAGCTGCAGCCAGGGTTTTATTCTCCGCATCGTGTGGAAGCCATACTTTGTCATACACATAACCAAATGTTTGCATAGTCGCCAGGTAATGGCTAATGGTTTTCTGGCTGTCTTCGATGTAGCGGATTAGCCTGGTTTCCATGCCCACAAACTGCAGAAACCAAATGGCTGTGCTGTCGGCCCATCCCAGGTCAAACACGGCATGAACTGGTTTGGTTGCGTCATACGGTACTTTGGTCAATCGTCCGTCCAGTTCCGCTTGCTGCAGCTCCTTGGCAAATATCGCCCCATCGACTGATTGGCGGCATAGGCCTTCCCATACCTGGTTGTATGCTTCCAGGTCGCGCTGCTTTAATGCGTCCTTTTCCAGCATCAATGTATCTGGAAACCAGGGGTTATCGCTCCAGTTGATCTTTATTTGGATGCAGTCCTTTGGCGGCTGCAGCACAAACCGCTGATATGTTTCGTCTGTTTCTAGCTCTGGGTTAAAGCTAATCCATATCTCGCTGCCTTGTTTGCGGATGGTAGGAATTAGGATGTTCCAGGATAAGCGGCTAGTTGTCTGGGCTTCTTCCACCCACACAATATCCACACCTTCGTAACTCTTAATGTTTGCCACGTTGTTGCGTAGGCCTACAAAGGAAAACTCTGTTCCGTTCTTGCCGCGGATGCTGTTCTGGGTTATCTCATAGAACCCCAGCAGTCCAAGCGCTTCGATCTGGTCGCATAGCAGCTTGTGAACTGAATCCTTAATGCTGGTTTGGAATTCCCTGGCGCAAAGAATACGCATTGGGTCTTTAGCGCCTTTGATCAGTAAAGCGCGGGCTATTCCCCAACTTTTTGCACCACCTCTGCCACCATAAGCGACTTTATAGCGGCTTTTCTCAAACAAGCCCTTAAGCTTAATTGGGAATTCCGCTTTAGCTATCGCCTGGTTGACTATGTCATTCATTCGGCTTTACAAATGTGACCTGGATGCCTTGCAGCAGCGGTGCGCCGTTCTCGCCTGTGATTTCTGTCTTGGTGCTTTCCCGATACTTCTTGGGGAATCGTGCAGCCATCGACCTGGACCAGATAGAGCTGTTTAGCTTCGATCCGTCCTTGTGTTCGACCATCATGTTTTGGGCTATGTTCTCCCACCAATCAAGCTCTAGCTCCTTCGCCTGGTCCAAGGCGTGCATAAATTCTGGATGCCTGTCTTTCCAATCGAATAGCACCCTAGTAGAAACCCCTAGCTTTGCGGCTATTTGTTCTATGGATTTACCCTGGTTGCCTAGCTCTATAACCTGGTCGCATAGTGCGGGGTCATACAAGCTTGGGCGACCTACTGGGCGCTTTTCGATTGGGTCTGTCATTTCTTAGCTGTCTTAGCAGATTGCTTAAATGCTGCAGCTGTGGGTGCGCCTTTGCTGCCAGGCGAACGCATACGTTCTACGGGCTTGCCTTCGGCCTTTTCGTTGGCTATGCGTTGCTGCTTTTTGTGAATGTTGGCATAGAGTCCAGGTTTCATTAGCAGTTCCAGTTCTTTAGTGATGCTTTAGCCCGTTCAGCTGGACCTTTGGCGTTTTTGACTACACCTTCCATCCTGGCGCAAAAGCTGGCCTTGCGGCCTTCGTCTTTTTTGCTCTTCGGATTAGGTGCTGGCGGCTTTAAGTGGCTGCCGTTCTTGGCGTTGTATTCAGCTCTGCCCTTTGCAGTCATACCCGCGCCCTTGTCCGTTGGGTTGTAGGTTTTACCTTTTCCCGTGGTCTTGTGAGCTATGGGTTTGTCGTGCTTAGTCATTTCTTTTTCGCTGGCTTCTTGACAGCTTCCCGCTTTACAGAATAGGCAATTGCCACCGCTTGTTTGGGCGGCTTGCCAGCTTCTATCTCTTTTTTGATATTAGCCTTCAGCGCTTTGGGTGTCATTGATTTGATCAGGGGCATCTTTGGCTTCCAGTTGGGTTAACCAATATTGGCAGTCCTGGATCGCCCCGCCGATCGCCTGGAGTGTTGTCTCCATTTGACGGGCCTGGGCGGTTAGGGTTTCAATCCTAGCTTTTAGGGCTGCTTCGTTCACAGTTGTGCAACGTGAATAATGCCAAAATTGATTGTCAAAGCTTCAGACAATGAACCAGCACTTGCATTAGAAATTACAACCGTAAAAGAACCAGCTGCTACAGCTGCAATGCTCAATAGATAAGTACCAGCAGTAGTTGCGCCTGATGCAAGAGCAATAACTGGAATATCTAATGCACTAACTGCGCTGTTTGTGACTATAAAAGCCACTTCTGCACCAGCCGCTAAAGCCGCATTGTTAGTAACAATTTGACCAGCCGCGGCATTAAGCGTAACGCCTGTTGATTTACTGGTTGCCTGAGTAACAGAAACGCCAGAAGTTGTTGGGCTGCCAGTTGTGTAACCTAATTGCCCTGTGATATTGTTCACTAGGGAATAATTGGCATCGATAATATCTTGGTCAAGATATGCCGCGCCAATTGCTTGTGAATTTGACATGATGTGATCCTTAAAAGAGTTAGGTTTGTGGATTATGCTTCAACTACGGCACAAATGTCCGCTTCTTGAATTACCTGGTAGTCTTGACCGCCCACGTTGTGAGTAGGCCAATTCAAATAGTCACCGTTTCCGTATTTAACAAAATCGCCGACTTTTACTTCTGAAACCATTGGGCCGATCGCCATGATCGTGCCTTCGTTAAATGGTTCTTTGTTGTTTACCACGATGATTTCGGATAGCGTCCTTACCTGGGGACGTACCACTACGCGGTCACGCAACGGCTGCAGCATCTTTTTTCCTTGTGTATTTGCGTTTGGGGGCTTCGGTGACCGTGTCTGTCATTATGTCGTACACGGGCATTTGAACCAGGGCCATAGGCGCTAGAACGTGTTCACCACACCAATCGTTTTCGTGTTTGTTTAACATTTGCGGATAACGGCGGCAGCTACCCATAATTTGGGCGTTCTTAAAGAACAAACAAGTTGAGCAGCTAGACACCGCGAGTCCCATCCATGTCTTCGCGCATAACGGCTTTGTTCAAACCAGCAGCCAGGCGTTCAGCCAGGCCTTTGTTTTCTGCTTCAAACATCCGCATTTCCCGATGTTCAGCGGGCGTTAGCGCCTTTAGTTCCTCTGTAGATGGCATCACTAATTCGCTCCGTTCCGCCGATACCGCTGGAACGTACTCTTTCGAGAGTCTCATACAACCTCCTTTTAACTTCATTCTCTTCTAATTTAGGTAACTTGTCAAGCTGGCTTGCCTTGGCGTTGCCCTTACCCAACGAATTGTCAACAATTTGAATATTCACCCGTGGGTTTTTGGCGTATTTCTTCTGCAGCTGCTCGATCACCTGGCGCGATCCCATGTGGGTTTTTAGATGTTCACCAATTGGGACGGTTCGACCTGATCCCTTTTCCTTTTCCATCCTGTGCGCCCGTGATAATGCGCCATGTTCCAGGGCATCCGATGGTTCGCGGTAGGTGTAAACAATTCGGACCTTACGTTTGGCTTCCAAAGCTTGCTGTATCTTTTTGTCCGCTGATGAAAACTTGTTCATGTTGGTGTCGTAGATCATTTCGGCTTTTGCAAGCGCTGGATCGACTTTTTCCAATATGTCCAGGGCCGTGGTCTTACCCGCA